CACGCCACCCGCACCGCGGATCGCAGCCGCGTTCTGCCCGGCCAGCAGTTGCACGTGGGTCACCGAGGACAGCGCCCCGCCCGGAACCTCGACGCGAATGCGTGTCGCGTGATCGAGCCGCCCCTCCGGCCCTGCGGGAAGCGGATCCAGCGTCTTGCCGATAACCGCCGGTGCTGTCACCAGCGCCTTCAGCGCGAAGCCCGTCGTCTCCGGCGATCCATAGACGGCCACCGCCCCTGGCCACGGGCTCTGGCGGGCGACGACGTAGCCGGCCTCGTCCGGCTCGTCGCCGCGCAGCAGTGGCAGGTCGAGCAGCTCGACGAGTGGCTGGCCCACCAGGACTCCGTCGTCGATCTCGCCGTCGCGCTCGGCCACCGGCGGCGCGCCATAGACTTCGGGATCGACGGCGCGCGCCTCGACCTCTCGATAGCCGCGATCGCCGACCTCGGTGATGCGATAGAGGCGGGGCGTGCCGTCGACCGCCAGGGATACCGTGTCACCCGGCTCCAGGCCGATCCGGCTCGGCGGCAGTTTGAAACTCGCCCGCTCGCGCGAGACCCACGCCTCGAACAGCCACGTTTCCGCGATCTCGACCGCAGCCGGCGGGTCGAGCACGAGCGGGAGCTCGGCCTGCGCCACGCGTCCGCTGGCTCCCGTCAGCCGGCGCGCCTCGGCGACCGCCTTGCGGAACGCGCCTCGGCTCGACACGAAGGCGATTTTGGCCGAGGCCGGAAGCTCCGTCTCCTGCCCGCGCGTCAGCGTCGCCAGCGGCTCGCCGGGACGCGCCTCGACCAGCGCGGCATCGTCCAGAGTCGCCACGGCAGGCTCGCCGCCGCGGTGGCGGAAGGCAATCCGCCCGCCGCCCTCGATCGCGTCGAAGAAGTAGGCGAGCGACAGGGGCTGCGTCGCGTCACGCGGCGACATGATGCGGTCGATGACGAAGCCGGGCACCGTGCCGGCGAGATTGCCGGTCTCGTGATCCGCGAAGCCGTAGTCGTCGAGCACGCGCGCCAGCGTCTCGGCCAGCGGCCCACTCGCCAGCCGGCCGGTCAGCCAGTGGCCGAGCCGCCAGTTCGGCCCATCGCCCCAGGCCTCGGTATTGTCGGGAAACGCCGGGTAGGGCCGCGCATCCCACGCGTAGAGGTGGATGCGATCGGTATCGAGCATGCGTCCGCCATAGACGGACGAGATCGGATTGAGCCCGCCGACGTAGCCCGACGAGCCGGGATCGAACGCCTCGACGAAAGCCCTGAGGTAGCGGCGCTGGACGAGATCGTCGCGCGTCTTTCGGGAGTAGTAGGGATAGGCGCTCTCCGAGCTCTTCGGGTCCACGAACACGTTCGGCTGGTTGGCGCCCTTGTCGACCGCCGGACAGCCGAGCTCCATGATCCAGAACGGTTTCGATTGCGGCACCCAGGCGGTCGGTGTCGCCGCCTCGACGCCCCCCGGACGGTCGTAGTGCGAATTCTCCCACCACGAGCGGATGTCCTTGTAGCGGAACACCCACGGCTTGCCGTTGCCGTCGGTGATCGGCGTGCGCACCTGCGCATCGCGGTCCGCCGGGCTCGCGTAGTACCAGTCGTAGCCCTCGCCGCCTTCGATGTTGGCCTTGAGGTACGCAAGATCGTAGGTCGAGCGCACGCCGACGAGATAGTCCGCGTGGCTGCGCCCGTCGCGCCAGTCGGCGAGTGGCCAATAGCAGTCGATGCCGATCGCATCGATGGCGGTCGAGCTCCACAGCGGATCGAGATGGAACGCGACGTCGCCGGAGCCGTCGGCCGGCTGGTGCCCGAAGTACTCCGACCAGTCCGCCGCATAGGTGACCTTCGTCGACGGGCCGAGCACCGCCTTGACATCGGCGGCGAGCGCAACGAGGGCGGTGACGAACGGATACGTGCCGACCGCGCTGCGCACCCATGTCAGGCCCCTCAGCTCGGTGCCGATGACGAATGCATCGACGCCGCCGGCGGCCTTTGCGAGATGCGCCTGGTGCAGCACCATGCGCCGGAAGCTCCACTCGGCTGGCCCGGAGTAGACGACCTGGCCGGCAGCGATCGCAAAATGGCCGGGCGCAGCCGTGCCGACGAAACTCGCAATTTGCGTTGCTGCGGCCGGGGTCTTGTCGGGACTGCCCGCCACACCCGGCGCGGGATCGATGGTGATCCGACCGCGCCAGGGATAAGGCGGCTGCGTCCCACCCGGCGCGTAGGGATCGGGTAGCGTCGTGTCGTCGGGCACGTCCATCAGGATGAACGGCGTCAACGTCACCGCCAAGCCACGCGCTTTCAGATCCTGGATGGCGGCGACCACGCTCGCATCCGACGGCGTGCCGCCGTAGGCAGCGCGGCCGTCCTTGCGGCTGACCAGATAGGCGCTCGCACGCTCGACGCCGGCGACGCTCCAGGTGAGCGGGCTCGTCTCCTTGATGGCGCCGTCGACGCCCGGCACGATCTGGCAGTGCCCGGCCCTGAGGTCGGTGCCGAACCACGAGACGACCAGCGACACGCGCTTGGCGTTGGGCAGCGTCTCCTCGAGCTGGTCGATCGCCACCGCCCAATCGGTCGCCCCTTGGCGCGTGTGGACGTTGAGGGCATCGCTCGCGCCGCCGCCGAGGTTCTCGACCACCGGCTCGGTCGCATAGACGAACTCGCCCGATCCTGGAATCAGCACGACGCCCTTCACGTCCTCGCCGAAGCTCTCGACCGAGCGATAGACCTCGAACGAGAGCTGCGGCAGGCGGTTGCCGTAGCGCGCGAGCGGCAGTCGCTCGAACACGACGTAGGCGACGCCGCGGTAGGCCGGCGTGCTGGCAGCGCCGAGCTTGGCCTGGATCAGGCTGTCGCGCGCCTGCGCTTCGCCGCCCCGATGGACGCGAAAGTTGATCTGCGACAGGTTGAGCTGTCGCCCGTCGGCCCACACCCGGCCGATACCGGTGATCGGCCCCTCGGCCACCGCGACTGCGAAGCTGCCGTAGTAGCGATATTCGATCGATTGCGGCCCGCTGCCGCCGCCCCCGCCGCCGATCCCCTTGCCGCCGCCGCTGGTGCCGGTCAGCACCTCCTCCTCGATGTCGTCGGCCCAGATGATCTGCCCGCCGAGCCGCACCCGGCCGTAGACGCGCGGGATCGGCGCGCCCTCGGTCGAGGCCGTGACGTGGAGATCGGACAGCCGCGGCCCTTCGACCGTCCGCGTCTCGCCGGACGCGCCGAACAGCGCCTGATCGACGTAGGAGCCGGCGAGCGCGCCGAGCTGGCTGCCGATCGCCGCTCCGGTGATCGTCGCGCCGAGCACGCTGATGCCGGTCGGCAGCACGGCGCTGCCGATCGCGGCCCCGGCGGCGGCGAGTGCGAGCGTGGCCATCAGTCCTCGACTCCTGGAAACCTGAATGCGCCCGCCATCCGCCGGCGCCACCACCGGCACAGCGCCACCTCGCCGACGGGGGCACCCTCGACGGCGTGAATCATGCAGTCGTGGCCGGTCAGGATCGCCGCGTGCTTGGCGACCGCGCCGGCGCGGAAGCGGAACACCACCACGTCACCCTCGCGCGCCTGTTCCGGGGCGATCTCGACGAGGTGACGGCGTGCCGCGTGGAGCATGGTCTCCACCCCGCCGGCCTCGGCCCAGTCGCGCGAGTACCCGGGCGGTCGCTCGGCGTCCCGACCGTAGAGGTCGCGGTAGACGCCACGCACGAGGCCGAGACAGTCGGCGCCGACCCCGGGAACGCTCGCCTGATGATGGTAGGGCGTACCGATCCAGGCGCGCGCAAGACGCACCACGTCCGCGCGCGACGGCGCGATGACTGGCTCACCATCGTCCCTCACACGACCCTCATGCGGATCTGGCGCCGCTGCGCGCGAAGCGGGTCAGCACGTCGTTGCCGGGCATGTGCGGAAAGCCGCGGAAGTTGAGCATGTTCGAGAACTTGGCCCGGCACGTCGCCGGATGCTTGTCGCAGCCGGCCGTGACGACGAACGACTGCCCGACGGCGAGCGGCCCGCGGGCCGGCTGCCACAGCTCGATGGTCGCCACTCCGGCTGCGAGCGTATGCAGCTTGACCTCGTAGGCGAGACCGCTCGCCGCGCCGGAGGTGAACGCCAGTCGACCCCGCGAGAACCACTCGCTCGCGAAGCCGGCGAGGCCGGTCGCCGAGAAGTGCCGTTCGCTCGACGCCGCGGCCACGGCGCCTTCGCCGCGATAGGTACCGAGATTTAGATCGATCTTGCAGCGCGAATCGCCGAGATCGGCGTCGCACGTGTGCTGGAACAGTCGCCCCTTCGGCTGCTGCAGATAGTGGGCCAGCCCGCGCACCTCGGCCGTGAACTGCGAGCCGCTGCGTCGCACCTCGCCGAGGCTGCCCGAGCGCATGAGCAGGCGTTGCGCCGGGTCCTGCCAGTTGACGCGGTAGATCTCGATGCGCGCGTCGTCGAAGGCGCCGCCGACGAGATCGGCCTCGGTCAAGCTCGCCGAGCTCAGCGCGCCCTCGACTTCGAGGTTGTCGACCCCGAGACCGATCGAATCCCTGAGCTCGCTCGCCGTGAACCCCGCCGCCGCTTCGTAGCTCGTGCCGTCGAAGCTCAGCGACCGATCGTGGTCGGTGAAGCCGAGCACGACGCCGTCCCGGCGTGTCAGACGCCAGCACCAGCACAGCGTCGTCGCCCCGCCGGCCAAATGCGCCTCGAGCGCGGGTGATACCAGCTTCATAGGCGGATCTCGACGATCGGGATGTTGGGAATCGCGCCATGCCGGAAACCCTGCAGGCTGATCTCCAGCTTGTCGGTGTCGAAGCGGACCGGCACGTCGAACTCGAAGCCGGCCGTCACGACAGCGCCGGCGCCCGGAATCGATCCCGGCTGGAAGGCGACGGTGCCGCTGGCATGATCGACAATAAAGTCGGCTCCCGCCGACATCGGCACCGAGTCCACCGCGACGAGAACGCTCCCCTCGACCGGCTTTTTGACGAGCCGCGTCCAAGGCTGGAACGTGGTCCCGTAAACCTTCTTCAGAGCGAACGTCGCCTGGGTGCCGTCGCCGGTGCCGATCGTCTGGTCGCCGGCCGCCGGCGCGCCCTCCGGAGCGCACGACTTCCAATCGGCGTGATCGCGCCAGCGAAAGCCGAAAAGTCGGCCGCGCCGCTCCTCGAAGAACGCGATCACCGCATGGAGATCGTCGAGCGACTTGACCCCGTAGCCCGCGTTGTAGCTCCGCCTGCTGTCGGCCCAGCGGCTGTTGCGCTCCTCGTAGCCGGAGCCGAGCACGACGACATCGGTTCGCCGCTCGGGCCCACCCTGCGCGCCGCGGGAGATCGCGGTTGGGAACCGCACCTCGTGAAAGCTCATCGATCGCTCTCTCGTCTCGCCGTTGCCCGTTCGTCTTCAGAGATTGCGCTGGCCGAGTGAGATCGCCCGCGCCAGCATGGCGGCGAGCTGCGTCTCCGTCCTGCGAAAGCTCTCGGGATCCGGCGTCGACACGTTGAACGTCACGTTGACGCCGCCGCCGCCGCCCGCGGCAACGCCGAGGCGGCCGTCGGGTCCACGCGCCAGCGGCAGGATCGCCTCTGCGCCGCGCTCGCCGGCGAGCCCGACCCCGCCTCGGCCGAGGGGGAACGCGATCGGGCTGCGGATCACGCCGCCGTCGGCGAACGGCGTCACGAGCGCTGGTGCCGCACCGCCACCGCCGAGCGAGCCGAGACCGCCCTTCATCAATCCGGAAAGCAACCCCTCGAAGCCTTGCTCCAGCGGCTTGAACGCCGCCTTGAGCACGAGTTGCGAGAGATCGATCGCGAGCTTCCTCAGCACCTCGCCGAGGCTCTTGCCTTTGACCGCAATGCCCTCGAAGGCATTGATCAGCGTGCTCGAGAACTGGCGCCCGACCTCGGTCGCCGACTTCATCGCCGTATCGAAGCTCTTGGTGTCGGCATCGATCTTGATATTCCACACCTCCGCCGGCGAGCCGACCACGTCGTCCATCGCTGTTCTCCGCTGCTATCGGGCTTGATCCGGAAACCGCTGCATCAGGGCGGCGAGATCGCTGCGGCTCGGCGGTCCTTCACATCCACCTGGACCCAGCACCGCGCCGAGCGCTGCACTCAGCTCGCGGGGGGTCATCGACCAGAAGGCGCGCGGATCGAGCCGCAGCAGGCCGAGCCCCGCCGCCATCACGTCGTCCCAGGGAAAGGGCCGCGCGCACTTCCCGCGGCGGCCTCCGTCGGCTCGCTCTTGTCGCCCGAGCCGGAGAACGTAGCCGACAATAGCCGCGCCACGATGTCGACGAAGCCGGCGGCGCCACCCTCCGCCTGCATCAACGCCACCGTCTCGTCGCCGATCTCGTAGCCCGCTCCGCGCAGTCCCGCGCCGACGATGCGCATGGCGTCCCGCGCCGCGATCCGACCCTTCTCGAAGCGCATGGCGAGCGCCACCATGTCTTCCTCGCCGAACGCGGCCTCGAGCTCGGCCAGCGCCCCGAGCGTCAGGCATAGTCGGAATGTCTTGCCGTCGAGCCGCGCCTCGATCTCGCCGCGATGCCGGTTGGCCATCGCCCCGTCTCCCTCATGCCGCAGAGAAGGTGAGCTCGCCCGCGCTTTCCAGCGCCAGCTCGAACGCAACCTCGCCGTCGTGTCGGCCGGACAGCTCGAGCGAAGTGATCTGGAACGGCCCGGCGACGGTGCCGAAGTCGGGGATCGCGACTTGCCAGGACCGGATCGTGCCGTTGAAGAACAGCGCCCGCACGGTCTCGTCGGAGGTCGCATCCTTGAAGATGCCGGCGCCGCCGATACGAGCGGACTTCACACCGGCCCCGGCCAGCAGCTCGCGCCAGTGGCCGGCGGACTCGGTGTGCGTCACGTCCACCGACTGCGCGTTGAAGGCGAGCGTGCGCGAGCGCAGTCCCGCCACCGTCTGGAATGTCCCGAGCCCGTCGCCGTCGACCTTCAAGAGAAGGTCCTTGCCCTTTTGCGCTGCCATGCCTCGTCTCTCTCGCTTGCTCCGACGCCTGCCGGCGTCTCCACCAACCGACCCGGCCCCGCTCCGATCGCCGACACCCCTCGGGGCGCGGCGCCAAGCAGAGCCGGGTCAATTCAAATCGGCTCGGTCACCGCCCGGTATCGGACCACGCCGTGATAGGTTTCTCCGTCGGGATCGCGCCGGGCGTCGGACACTTCGTGGCGCAGGTTGACGAGACGATGCTCTAAGAGCGCCAGCGACGCGTCGTGCAGCGCCGCTTCCAGTGCGCCGATGATCTCGTAGGTCTCCTTGCGCCCCGCCGCCCGCGACCACACGTGAAAGGTCAGCAGATGCTCGTGGCCCGGCTCGCCGCCCGTGCTCCAGTCGCGCACCGTGCTCTGGCCGATCGTCACGTAGGGGAATGCCGCCTGACGCGGCACGTCGTCGTAGATGTGCGGTCCGCCGAGCAGCGCCGTGAGTGGTGTGTTCGCCGTCAGCGCGGCGAAGATAGATCGCTGCAGGTCGTGGCTGGCGCTGGTCATGTCTCGCTCCTCGTCCTCGGCCGCTCGTCCGCTCGGCGGTCATCCTCCGGCGCCACAGCGCTCCTCGGCGGACGCCCCTCGAAACGCGCGCCCGCGCGCCGACGCGCCGCCTCGGCGAGGCGCGCTGCCGCGCCACGCACATCGGCCTGGCCCGGGCCTTCCACGCGGACTGTGATCCTCAAATGTCCCGCTCCTCGACCAGGCAGCGCAGAAAGCGGCGGCGCTCGTCGACATCGAGCACTGCGCGAATGTCGAACACGCGCGTTCCGAGAACGAGGCGCATCGCCGGCACCATCCCCGCCCGGTAGCGCACGACGACCTCGTGTGTGACGTGACCGGCGACGCGATCGGCCTCCAGGCCTTCCTGGCCGGAGAGCGGCTTCAGAGATGCCCATAGCTCCGCGACGAGAGACCATGTCTCGTCCGCGCCGCCGGCCCCATCCGGAGTACGAACCGCTACCTCGAGCCGCATGCGCTGGCGCAGTTCGCCGATCCGCGTGTCCGTCATAGGCGGTGCCTCCGGAACGGCGCCAGCAGTCGTGCGACGGCATCGGGGATCGCAGTGCCCGGCGCGCCGATCTCGATCGGGTCGCGGTGCTCGTACCAATGGGCGACGAGCAGCAGCAGCGCCTGGCGGATGGGGGCCGGAACGCTCGCCGCGAGCGCGCCATATCCAGCCGTGAAATCGATCTCGATCCCGCCCGCGGCGCGTCCGGGCGTCGGGTATGCGGACCCGGTCCGCACGATCCGTCCCGGCATGCTCGCGACATCGACCACGTAGTCGGCCGCGGGCACAACGGAGGGGTTGCCGTCGGCCGCCAGCACGCGCACCTGCGCCACCGACTGTAGCGGCTGCAGCGGAACGACCACCACCGCGCTCTTGGGCCAGCGGTCGAGCACGAGCCGCCACGACTGCGTCAGCAGCGCAAGGCCGAGCGCCGCCTCGACGTGCAGGCGCGAGGTTAGAATGAGGCTCGCGATCAGTTGATCCTCGTCGTCGTCGTCGATCCGCAAATGCGCCTTCGCCTCGGCCAGCGTGAGTGGCTCGGTTGCGGGCCCGCTCGTCATCACGAGTGGCATCTCTACGCACTCCTCGGCTGGAGGTGACGTTGAAAAAGCAAGGCCGCCGGAAAGGAGCATCCGGCGGCCTTGCAGGAAGCCCCGCGGGCGGGAGGAGGACCCGCGGAGCAAAACCGTAGCGACGACCCGAACGGCCGCCGCGACGCTCACACGGCGAACTTCATCAGCTTGATCGCGTCGAAGTCCTGGATGCCGCCGCCGACCCGCTTGGTCGTGTAGAACAGCACGTAGGGCTTCGAGCTGAACGGATCGCGCAGCACGCGGATGCCGACGCGGTCGACGATCAGATAGCCGCGGCGGAAATCGCCGAAGGCGAGCGACAGGCTGTCGGTCGCGAGATCGGGCATGTCCTCGGACTCCGCGATCGGGAACCCGAGCAGGGTCGGCGCCTCGCCCGGCTTGCCGCCCGGCTGCCAGAAGTAGGCGCCGTCCGCGTCCTTCATCTTGCGGATCACCGCCTGCGTCGCCCGGTTCATGACGAAGTGCGCGTTGGCGCGATAGCCCGACCTCACCGCGTAGACGAGGTCGATCAGCTTGTCGCCCGGATTGGTGGTCGGGAAACCGCCCGCCACACCCGACTTGACGAAGCCGACGTTGCCCCACGTCCACGATGCGTTGGCGACCGTCGGATAGGAGAGGAAGCCCTTCGGCTTGTTGATCCCGTCGCCGGCGACGAAAGCGGTGCCCTCCTGCTCGGCGAACGCGACCCTCACCTCCTCGGCGAGCCACTCGTCGATGTTGACGGCACTGTCGTCCAACAGGCTCGATGTCGCCGCCGGCATGGCATAGAGCTCCATGGTCGGAAACGACAACTCGGCGAGCGTCGGCGACTGCGTCTGCGGTCTGGCCGCGGTCTCACCGACCCATCCGGTATCCGGCCCGGAGATGGTGAAGGGCCGCTTGTAGACGGTGCCCGACACCTGCCGGACGCCGGCGATGGCGCGGATCGGCGAGATGTCACGAAGCGCGCGGTTGATCGTGCGCTCGGTCTCGTCCGGCACCAGGTAGCCGCCATCGGGATCCGAGCCGACCGACAACGCCTTGCCCTCGAGCTCGCGCAGCTGGCCCGGCTCGCCCTTCCTGACGTAGCTCTCGAACGCGCCCTTGTGCTGGAGCGCGACGCCGGAGCGCACCGCGCCCGTCCCGCCGAGTGGCGGGCGTGCCTGCCTCAGCTCGATGCCGTCGAGATGACGCTCGATGCGCGCGAGCTTGTCGCGCAACACCACGTCGTCGCCGCCGCCACGCCGTTCGAGCGCCGCCAGCCGCCGGTCGTTGGTTTCCTTGAACGCCTCCCACCCGCGCATGAAATCCTCGTAGGCGGCGGCGGGATCGTGGTC